CACTTAGTGATGATGACTATGCAAAACAGGTTACTGCACGTAATTCATTATAATTAGTGTAGTTACTAAAATAAGTATTGACAACTGCTCCTGATTAGGGTATTATAAATATACAACTAATCAGGAGTCTTTTATGTACTTTAACAAAACAGAAACAAACTGGCGCATCTCTCAGTGTTGTCAGTTTCACGATAAACAAAAAGCAAAAAGGTATAACTTTGGAACAACAACAAAAACATATGCCCTCAAAGAGGGTGGTAAAGAGCGAGTTCAATCAAAGGCTCTCGAAAACTGTCGAAAGTTGGAAGATATTCTTACGACATACTTTCCGACTCAACCAATTAATTTACGCAGTTTTCGTATTTCGTCTGAACTCTTTCCTTGCTACACTCTTGATTTTACCCGTGAATGGTACGAAGAAATTTGGGATGAAATTAGTCAAATTCTTAGTAGAGCTGGAGCAGCCGCGAAAACTAATTCTGTTCGTCTTTCTGTCCACCCTGGTCAATATACTGTTCTTGGTTCTAACAATCCACAAGTTGTAGAAAACTCAGTCAAAGATTTAGAGTACCATGCACTGTATGGTATTCTTATGAATCTGCCTGCTGAAGATTTTACAATGAATATTCACTTACAAGGATTATATGGAGGAAAACACGAAGATGGGATTAAACGCTTTGCCACTCACTTCCCCTACCTTTCAGACTACGCCCAAGCTTGTCTCGCCGTCGAAAATGAAGATAAGCCCAACGGATACGACATTAAACACACACTCGAACTTGCACAGAGAATACCGATTAGATGTACACTTGATACACACCACTATGCCTGCCATAGAATGGTTGAAACTGAGAAAGTTACGTTGGGAGAGAAAAAAGTCAATAGGAAAGTGCGAGACGTGGATCATATCTCCCACACAGACGATTACTTCCGTGAAGCTGTCAAGTCATGGCGAGGTGTACGCCCGTTGTTCCACAAATCACAATCCTTCCACCCCGACAATTCAGATTACTGGATGAAACCCAATGCCCATTCTGAAACTTATTGGGACGAAGAGTTGATGGCTAGACATGTTCCAATGCTTGAATATGCAGATTTTGATATCGAAGCAAAATTTAAAGAAGTTGCTGTACAAGGTTTTTATGATTTTATCAAGACAGAAGAAGAGTTTGCTGGTGAGCCAATAAAAACAAAGACACTCTATAATCCAAAATAAATGTACATTGTATTTGACAATTACCCTCTGTTTTGATATAATATTCAAAATGGAGGGTTTTTAGATGGCAAGAGTAAATACAAACGAAATTCCTGAATCAAAAATTAGACAAGTAATTTGGATGATAAAAGCCAACAAGACTAAAAAATCTTGTTGCGAACATTTAGGTATTGCTTATAATACTAAGAGATTAGATGCAATTATTGAAGAGTTTAGACAAAAAGAAGAACGTCAAAAAGAACTAAAGAAAAAAGCAAGAGCTAAAACTCTTTCTGCTAATGAAATTAAACAAATAGTTAGTGATTATCTCGATGGAGAAACTCAGAGTGCTATTGCAAAGAGATTATATATTAGTCCTCAACGCGTTAAAAAAGTTCTTATGGAAAGTAACGTTCCTATTCGTGCAAGAGGTAAAAACAAACCAGCACAAGTCAGTCATGTAGTACAAGATTTAGATGTATTGTTTAAAGCTGGAGATAGAGTATTTGTCCCTGAGAAAAATACTTTTGCTAAAGTCAAAGAAGTTTATGACGAAGAATGGGTAGACTATTATCGTTCCCCTCTTAGAAGAAAATATGTAGAACTACACGCAATGAAAGCTGCAAAAATAAAGCATGGTATTGATTTTGAAGGGTTTCCTGATATTCATTATCAAATTTATTGGGAATATGATAATGGTTCTTCTTGGAAAGAAGATGCTATTATCAGACTAATCAAAAAAGTAGAAACATATATAGAAGAAACTGGAAGAGAAACTTACTTAGCGTATATGGAAAGTGATCATGGTGGTTATTTTTCTGGAACCAGAGACAAATTTTATCCTGTAGCGAGCAAATAATAGATGAATATTGATCTTCAAAAACTGACAATAAAACGTTTATTGTCAGAACAAAATCACGATTTCTTTACAAAACTTAGCCCCTATTTCTTTTCAGGGGCTAATTCTTCTATTTATAATAAAATTGAGTCTTACTATAAGGCTAATTTAAAAATACCTTCTGAAGAAGAGTTTTACCTTATTAATAAAGATATTAATTCTCAAGAATATTTTGAGACACAAATTGTTGCGTCTAATAAATATGGAGATATTGATAACGATTTTATTATTGCACAATTACAAGATCATTTTGTAAGAGAAGAAACTATATCTTTTCTTGATGGATATATTGATCAACTAGAAGACTTAGAAAAAATTGAAATTGTAGACAAAATACAAAATCATCTTTTAAAATTGAATAGTGCCTTACCTACATCAGATGAGCTATTTGATGTTGCTGATTTAGATTTCTTCCCTAGTGCTGATGATTTTAAACTCTATCCTTCAGGGCTTAGTGCTGAATATGACGCAATTAATGGAGGTTTTGGATCACAGGAACTTGTGTTGCTCGGTGGTAGAAGAGGGTCGGGTAAATCTATCATATCTCTAAACTGCTCTATTAATAGATTTTTACAAGGATCGACTGTTGCTTTTTTCAGTATTGAAATGAGATATAAAGAAGTACATGACCGACTTTTAAGTATTATTAGTGAAGTTCCTTTTCTTGATATTTATAAAAACAAACTAAACGAAGAACAAAAACTAAAATTAGCAAAAGCAAAGCTAGACTACTTTTTTGATAATACAGATCAGAAAGCAATTGATTACTACAGTGAATTAGAAAAAACAAAAGACTTTAAAGCTTTTGAACAAAAGATGAAGTTTGATAAGCCTGGGTATAAAGAAAATCGTTTCTTTATTATTGATGATGCTGGCTTAACTCTCAATCGTATTGACCATTATTGTAATATGTTTCAAGCTAAATATCCAAGATATACTATGGCCTGTGTAGACTATATCAATATTATTAGACATGAAGATCAGAAAGACTGGAAAAGTCAGATTACTATTGCGGAAAACTTAAAACTAATGAGTCGTAAATATGATTTAACAATGTTCTCACCTTATCAAATTGATGCAGGAGGCGAAGCACGCTTTGCTAAAGGTATTCTTGATTCTGCTGATCGTAGTTTTAATTTTTTCCCACCTGATGATAACACAGATCCAAATCGAGTAGCTGTTCATACAACAAAAATTCGTAATGGTAGAACAATGAATTTTGATATAGGTATGAACTGGGAGTGTACTAAAGTAGTAGCAACTGATTCAAACTTAATTAATGAAAAACCTTTTGCAGCCGCTAAGTATGGGAGTGAAGAAGATAAAGAGAAAAAACGCACAAGAGAAATTGAGCGTGATTTATGATAAAAAAAGGGTTGAAAAAAAGATGAGTGATTATATTGCGTGTAGATTAGCACAGGTTTTTATTGTAGTAGTGTTCGTTATGGGCATGATTAGTTTCGTACAGGAGTTTGTATTATGAATGGAATTGAAGTTGACTTCTGATCGCACAGTTTGGATTATATGGATGGTAGTTGTGCTAATTACAGTAGCAATGTTGCCGTTTGTGGTGCGTATGCAAGGTGTTTCAGAATTTTTAGCAAGGTGTTTTGGATAATGGACTTAGTAGATTTATTAACAGAAAAAAATATATATTATAAAAAGTCTAATAACCCAAGCGAAATACTTATTACTTGTACTTCTGGTGAGCATGTAGATAAAGATCCTAGTTTAAGTTATAATCTTGAAAAAGATATGTTTCATTGTTGGAGTTGTGGTTTTAAAGGTGGTAAACGCAGATTCTTAGAGAGTATAGGTGTTAGTAGTGCTATAACTTTTGAAACTAAACAATCATTTAAGATTCAAAAACTTAAAACTAAAATACAGAAATTAATGGAATTAAATGAATGTACTATGCCTACAGAATACAGAGCATGGAGTCAAACATATAAAGGAATAAAGATAGAAACTTTAAAAGAGTTTGAGTTTTTCACTACTTCTGAAATGGGATTTGAAGATTATATCTGCTTACCGATTTATCAATTTGGTAAATTAAAATTTATTGAGGGACGATATAGATTTAACTCTAAAAATAAACCAAAATATAATCGCAAACCAAATGGAGTTAATGTTAATAATATAGCTTTTCCATTAGATAAACTAGAAGATAAGTCAAAAGTTATTATTGTAGAAGGCATATTTGATATGCTAAACCTTTGGCAACACGGAGTAAAAAATGTTCTTTGTGTTTTTGGTACACAAAACTTTAGTGATGCTAAAGTAAAACTATTTGATGATGTCGGCATTAGAAACGTTCAAATAATGTTTGATGGGGATGCTGCAGGACAAAGTGCGGCAACAAAAATAAGAAATTTATTAACTAAAAATAATATTTCATCTTCTATTATTAAACTTCCGCTAGGAAAAGATCCTGGTCTATTAATGGCAGATGAAATAAAATCTCTATTGTCTAATGGATAAAAAATTGATACAATGATGTATAAATTAAAAATGAGGAATAATAATGAGTAAAAGAGTTGCATTTGTTTATCCAGCAAAGATAAACAACCCAGACAAAGCATTAGCTAAATTTATGGATAAGCATATCAGTGACGAAGCTGATTATGTATTTCTTTGTTCACAAGAAAAAGAAAAAATCTTAAAAAAAGATATAGATTGCGATATTGAACAACTTAAAAAAGATTATGAAGTAGTAGTACCTATCGGTGCAGAAGCACTAAAATATGTTTGTGGACTTACAGGTATTACAAAATATAATGGAATGTTTATTGAAAAAAAATTCTTACCACTGATCAATCCTTCTATGGTTGTATTCAAGCCTCAATATGAAGAAGATATTATCAAAGCATTTAACATGTTAAGTAAAATTCTACTTGGAGAAGTAGATAATACTACTCACGAAAAAGATTATAGATTTATAGATACTCGTGCAGGATTTGAAGAATATTTTGCTACATTGAAACAAGCTAATCCAATTGTAGTTGATATTGAAACTTCTGGGCTTAACCCAAGAAGTTCAAATATACTTGGAATTGCTTTGAGTACAAAACCACACGAAGGTATTTACGTATCAGCAGAAATTTGTCATGCCTATAAAGAACAACTACATGATTTATTTGCTACTAGAAAATGTATATTCCATAATGGTAAATTTGATATGGGATTTTTAGAATATGAATTTAATTTTGATTTTCCCGATTTTGATGACACAATGCTGATGCATTATTGTTTAGAAGAAGCTGTAGGTACACACGGTCTTAAACCTCTTGCTTTAAGATTTACAGATTTAGGTGATTATGAAAAAGAATTAGATGATTACAAAAAAGTATTTTGTCGTAAAAATAAAATCAAACTAGAAGATTTTAACTATGGTATGATTCCTATTGATATTCTAGCTCCTTATGCAGAGCGCGATGCTGATGCTACTTTTCAATTATATAATAAATTTTGGCCTTTAATTGATAGAAGTGAAGGCTTTACCAAACTGTATAAAGAAATTTTACTTCCTGCAACTTCTGCACTAATGCGTCTTGAAAAGAATGGAGGTTATATTGATACTTCTATGCTTCAAACTGTTAAAGAAAGCTATGAAATTGATATTGAAGAGTGTATCAATGAAATTTCTATGCACGAAGCAGTACAACGTTATGAAAAATTAAATGAGAAAACATTTAATCCAAATAGTACAATGCAACTACGTGAAGTATTCTTTAAGATTCTTAGACTAAAATCAACTAAAAAGACATCTACAGGTGCAGAATCTACGGATAAAGAAGTTTTACAAGAACTTAACCACCCTCTTGCTGAAGCTATTCTTGATTTGCGTGAAAAGACTAAACTTACTAATACATATTTATCTAATATTCAAAATGGTGTAGATGCAGATAGTCGCTTGCGTTCTGGTTTTAATATTCACGGAACAACATCAGGTCGTTTATCTTCAAGTGGTAATCTTAACTATCAAAACATCCCTCGTGATAATAAAGATATTAAGAAAATGTTTAGGGCAAGACCCGGATTTAAGATTATGCAGTGTGACCTTCAAACAGCTGAGGTATATTATGCAGCAGCACTAAGTAATGATAAATTCTTACAACGAGCTTTTATTGAAAAACTAGATTTTCATTCTTATATCGCAAAACAAATCTTTAATCTGCCTTGTGACGTTAATGAAGTAAAATCTACTTTTGGAGATAAACGTCAACATGCTAAAGCTATTACTTTTGGTATTATGTACCAAGCAGGTCCTGCTAAGATTGCTGAGACTGCTGGAGTAGGATTTACAGAAGCAAAATCTTTTATTAACAAGTATTTTAATGAAGCGTATAATCTCAAACGCTGGATTGATAGTGCTAACCGACAAATTGAGAATAATGCTTATATTTATTCTTATTTTGGTCGTAAACGTAGATTACCAGAATCTCGTTCTCCAAACCAAGGAGTTGCTAAACACGCAGTTCGTTCTGGAGTTAACTTTTTAGTTCAATCAGTTGCGTCAGACATTAATGTTCTTGGTTTAATAGATGCTATGAAATGGATTGATAAAAACAACTATAATGATGATATATTACCTTTTACAGTAGTTCATGATTCTATTGTTGCTGAAGTTAAAGAAGATCTTTGTACCGAGTGGGCAATTAACTGCACTAAGTCTCTTCAAACACCTAGAGGTGTAGAAATTGAAGGATGTCCTATTGGTGTGGATTTCGAAATTGGATCTAGTTGGGGAGAATTAGAAGGATTTAATTATGATTAGTAAAACAATTGATAAAATTATATACCCTGCTTTTGCTTTAAAGGAAATCCCTTATAAAGTATACTATACCGATACGGATATAAGGATTACAAAGCAACCTGAAGGTAAAGAATTTATGTTTGATATTATGGTAGATAATATAGAATCATATGTTGAAAGACTTTTTTATATGGAAGAAGAAATAGAAAACAGGATTCAATTTGATTATACTATTTTAAATAAAGAACAGTTAGTATTTAGTTATGAAAAAATTGGCTGGTGTGTTGATTCTGTAGGTAAAATATATAATTTAACTTATAAACAAAATTTACCTGTAGAATGTAGAAAAGTAAAGAAAATAAAAGATAACTCTATTTGGTTAGACAAAATTTTAGCTCCTTTTAATCTTAAAATACCAGTAGATAATAGTAATATTGATGAGTTATGGGCTACTATAGTATTTATTAATAATGAATGGTTTATAAAAAGCTTCTCATATGAATATGAAAATTTTAGTGATTATATAGTTATATGACAGATAAAATTAAAATAACGTATGCAGAATTATCAGATAAGATATATATTAATGCTACAGATATTGACGATATTGATAAATTTGAGAGAGCGTATAGTTACATACTAGACGATGTAGCTTTTTATACTTATGACTATGATGAAGAAGAAGATGTATATTCTGTTCCCTCAAACTCTTACTATAAATTAGAAATTGAAAAATATACCGATAAAAGAAATTTTTTTGCAAACGAAGAGAGTAATTCTTTTAATTTTGCTGGAAATTTAAGACAAGAACAACAAGACGTTGTTGATGCTTTCTTTAAGATAGGCAGAGTCCGTAGTGGATTATTTCAAGCACCTTGTGGTTGGGGTAAAACTTATGCAGCTTGCTCTTTAATTGCTCAAGCAGATATGCCAACTCTAATAATTGTTCACACTAAATTATTATTTAAACAATGGCAACAAGAATTAGAAAAATTAATACCAAACGCAAACATTGGTTATATAGGTGATGGAGATTTTAAACTTACAAATTTAACTGTTGGTATATATAAAAGTGTTCATAATAATATGGAACAAATTAGGGATAAGTTTAGTCTTATATTTGTAGATGAAGCCCATCTCTGTCCTGCAGATTTATTTTCTACTACAGTAAATAATATCAATTGTAAAATTAAAATAGCTGTTACAGCAACTCCTCGTAGAAAAGACGGAAAACATATTGTTTTAAATGATTTTTTTACGCCTTTTAGAGTACTTGCTAGAGATGAAAAAGAGCATGAAACTCCTAGAGTAGAACTGATACACACCGATGTTTCTTTTAATGTTATAGAACCAAAAAGAGATTGGTCTAGACAAATGAATAAAATTACCCAAAGTAAAGCGTTATTATCTCTTATAGCAAAAGAAGCTACTCAAGATATTGCAAACGGTAGGTGTTTATTAATTTTATCTGAAAGAGTTGATATGCTAAAAACTCTTCAAAAAATGATATACAAAAGTGTATTGCTTATAGGAGAAACTAATGAAGAAGATAGAAAAGAAATATTAAAAACAGCTGGAACAAAGTATATGGCTATACTTTCTACAAAAATATTTGATGAAGGTATATCCTGCCATAGATTAGATACATTGTATTTAACTTGCCCTAATAATAATCCAATAAAATTAGAACAAAGAATAGGTAGAATTATCAGGGAACACCCAGATAAAAATGTGCCTTTAATAAAAGACTTTTGGTTTAAAGGAGCAATAGTAAATAACCAACAAAGAAAAAGATTAGCGTGGTATCAAAACAGGAGCTATATATTATGAAATATAAGTTTAACTGGTTTGACTTAAAATTAAAATCCAATTACGAACCAGAATCTATATTAATCTTGACATATGCCCTGACAAAAAGTTATAATTCTATAATAGCTTGGAATTCAAAACACTTAATGAATTCTTTAAAAATTGGCAGAATACCTAGTACATTATTTAAAAGAAAATTACTAATAAACTCTAAAAAAGGCATTATAGGACGTTATGAAGCAGATTATCCTGATGCTTATTTTAAAAATAAAAGATTCTTATTTTTAGATATTCCTTTAACTTATAAAATAAAATATATTTATTTATTGGGACATAGAAAAATATCTAATGAAAATGATTATCTAGACGTAGATAGTTTTAAAAACGAAATTATTGCAAACTTAGATAATCCACTGTTAAAACACGAAAAAAACAACGTAAAATTCATATATGAAGGAGAATGATCATGGTATCATGGGACAAAACACAAGGAATTAAATCACAAGGCTCTGGAGAAAGAAAAGAAATTCAAAGAATTACTCTTCAAAACGGAGATAATAAACTTAGACTAATTGGAGAAGTAATGCCTCGTTATGTATATTGGCTTACTACTAAAGACGGAAAACGTATGCCTGTTGAGTGTTTAAAATTTGATAGAAACACAGAACAGTTTTCTGGTACAGAAGATCCTTTTGACGAAGTATCACAAGATATTTATGCAGATAAACCTCAATTTGCATATGTATGTAATGTAATTGATCGTAACGATAATCAAGTTAAACTTTTTGATTTAAAAGCTACTATCTATCGTCAAATAGTAGATTTTGCAAAAGATGCTGAGTATGGTAATCCAGCAGACGAAACTAGTGGTTATGATATCACTATTGTAAAAGAAAAAACAGGACCGCTTCCACAAAATGTAAAGTATACTGTTAGACCTGCTCGTGCTTCTACAGCCTTAACAGACTCAGAAAAAGAAGCAGAACTATTTGATCTAGATCGTATCTATAAAAGACCAGACTACACTGAACAAAAGCGTTGGCTACTAGAAAATACTACTCTTTTTGCGGGTGAAGATGACAACTCTTTTTCACCAGAAAGCGTTGAGGACTTAGACTAATGGCAAAAAAATATAAGCTCTCTGATATTTTAGAAGAGAATAAAAACTCAAACAATAAAAAACAACCACAACAGAAAAATGATGGAAAAGCTATGTCTTTACCTGCGGCTATTAAGCACGTAGAAGGTAATCAAGTAACTATTGATACTTCGATGCTAAGACAACATAATATCTTTTTCGCTACTCCTTGCTACGGAGGGCTTATAACTGATCAATTCTTTTTGAGTATGTTTAAAACTACACAGACTTTAATACAGCATGGTATTAATTTTAGATTAACAACACTAAGAAATGAAAGTTTAATCTCTAGAGCAAGAAATATTCTTACAGCTATGTTTTTAGAAAGTAATTGTACCCATTTAATGTTTATTGATGCTGATATAGAATGGGAACAAGATGCTATTATTAGAATGTTAGCTATGGATAAAGATCTTATAGCGGGAGCATATCCTAAAAAAACACTACCTATTGATTATGCTATTAATTTAAAATTTGTTGATAAAGAGCGTAAACAAGTAAGAGTTGAAAATGGCGCAGTAGAGGTATTAGATGCATCAACTGGTTTTTTCTTAATTAAAAGAACTGTTATTGAACAAATGATAGAATCATATCCTGAATTGTTTTATGTAAATGACAGTTCTATTGATCCTAAATACAATAAATACTGTTATTCATTTTTTGACACTATTCATGATCCCGATGATAATAGATATTTATCAGAAGACTATACTTTCTGTCGTCGTTGGCAGAAAATAGGTGGAGAAATCTGGCTAGACCCAAATACAAAGCTTAACCATGTAGGAAGTTATACTTTCCAAGGTGATGTTAATAAAATATTTAATTGGGATAGATAATGAAAATACTGCACTCAGCTGATTGGCATATAAATCTGCACAAGAAAAAAGTACCTATTGAGTGGCAAGAAAATCGCTTCAAGCTTATGTTTGAAAAACTACATAAGCTTGAAGATTCTTGTGATATCCATATTATTTCTGGAGATGTGTTTGATAGAAAACCTGAACCTGATGAAATATGTTTATTCTTATCTTATATAAATTGTGTATCAATACCTACATTTATCATACCTGGAAATCATGAGGCAACTAAAAAAGGAGAAACTTTTTTAGAACACTTTAATGAAGATGCAGTTATTACCAACCCAAATGTAAGATTATTTACTAAAAACCACAGAGTAAAAGAACCTACTTTTCCTTGTGGTATTCAGTTTTGGCCGTATGGAGAGCTACAAATTGATAAACTACCAGAATATATTGAAGGCGATATTTTAGTAGCACACATAAGGGGAGAAGTGCCTCCTCATATAACCGCAGAGTATGATTTTGAAAAACTTAGAAAGTGGGGATTAATACTATTAGGAGATATACATTTTCATCACAAGTATCAAGATTATGGAGCTTGGTATAGTGGAAGCCCTATTAATACCCATTTTGATAGAGATGAAAACAAAGAGTATGGAGTAAACATAGTTGATTTAATCGATAGTCGTAATTATGCAGTAAAGTTTATTAATCTAGACTTACCTAAATTAATTAGAAAAACTATAAAAATTGAAGACGAAATGGTTCCTGCCGACTATGACCATGTAGTCTATGAAGTTGTAGGATCTATAGATGAGCTATCTAAAATTAAAAATTCAGACTTGTTAGATAAAAAAGTGTCTTATGAGCCTACAGAAGACTCTAAGCTAGACTTAAAAAATCTAAATACTTATGAAGAATTAAAACTTTATTTAGAATATATGAAGATTTCAGATATTGAAGGAACTTTAAAAGAATACATTGACTTGAAAGTAGGATAAAATGATTGAATTAAAGCCTTTACTATCAGATAATATTAGCTCAAACTCGTATGGGTTTTTCTTAGGGGCTAGAATACCTGAATGGGATATTTATAAAAATGATATTGTAGAGTTTGCAGTTAAAACTTTTAAAAAAGACTACAACCCTACAAAAGGCTATAATGTCTTATTAGACCCTAACAAACTAAACATTATTAGTACTATATATGATGATTTTTTAAAAATCTGTTTTCATAATTTTAATAATATAAATGTATTACCACGTAATAAAAAGATTATGTGGGCATACGTACAAAATAAAGAAAGATATAATTCAGTCTGGCATAATCATAAAAATACTACTACTATTAATGCAGTCTGGTACCCAAGTGTTCCAGACGAATCTGGAACTCTAGCTATAAGAGACGGAGAAGGGATAGGAAATATTCCTGTTAAAGAAGGTTGGATATATTTTTGGCCTTATTGGATGGATCATAAACCAAATCCTCAAAAACATTCAATGGATTGGAGAG